GTTTAGGTTAGTCTATACATTATCTATGTTTACTATAATTACGAATAGTTATAATATTTATATTTAATTATGGAATCACCTTCTTTTATTTCTGAAAATACAAACATCGACGAAAATAATAATTCAAATTCTATATACATCCCTGAAGTCGATTACTCGAAAAAACTTAAACTTATAAATCTTACCAGTATCAAAATATACCTTACGTATATAAATACAGACAATGAAATAGAAAATATACGACAGAAAAAATTAAATCTTGAAAATGGAACGAATATTGTTACAAGAAGTCAGTTGATAAATATTATAAAAGATAACCAAAAAAGGCATAATGTAAAGTATAAGCTGATGTCTGTAATGGTTCATAATATAAATGTAACACCTGATACTCTTGCTAGCTATATCGAAAATCCGGAAGATTTTATTTCGTTATTTACATTAAGTCGCATAGATTCTTTTGAGTTACAGCCCACTATATCTATGTTAAAACAGTATAATGGTATATATTTTTTCTTTTTTGAATGCCGTCCCGAACCGGTGTCAGATTCTTCTACTTTATCTGCTCCCTACACTTCATCTACAAATCGCGCCAATAGTACTCGGCGTGTATATATAGCAAAGTCGATGAATCGTAATAAAACAAAGCGTTATGATAATTATATTCATCGGTTTAAGTAAATGATTTGTATGTCTCTATAATATATATTGTAAATCTATTTAAAACTACAAAAATAATAATAATTAACAAACAGCCATCGTTACTCCTTCGCGCCCTTGTGTAAAAATAGCACAGCTTTATATAATGTCGTCCCAACCTATGTCCTCGCATATGTTTTTGTCATCTACTCCTCATCATACACATCAGTACGGTGAAAATAACCACATAGAGTATAAGAAAGTAAAAGTCAGTATAGAAAATTTACAGGAGAGAATTTTGCAGTTTCAGTTTCAGTTGGTAAGGACTAATGATGAAGGTAAACTACAATCTGTTGCAACCGAAACGCGCGAGATTTTACATTTTATTATGTCTGCTATTCGCGCAACTGATTCTAATATCACGGAAGAAGAGCGAGGTAGTTATATAAATATGGGCGTTATTATGTTTAAGTTGTTGGCACATACGAGAGATATCGTGTCGGGCAAGGGTGAATATATGTTGTTCTATGTGATGTTATTGGAGTGGGCAAAAATCGATATTTTATTTTTTGATTTCGTGATTAAATCCTTGGTATATGATTGGACGGGTGGTGGCGAGGACAATAATAACCACGCGCACCCACTCGGTTCCTGGAAAGATATGAAATATTTTTTGACATTTATGAAGAACATTTTGATTGACGATAAGACGATTTGGAATGATAGAGAAAAAATGTCAGCAAATAATGCTCTATATTCTCAGCTCGTTAATAGAATCGTGGTACTTATAAACGAACAACTACGCATTGACTCTGTCACCCTCGCTCAGTCGGGTTCATCGTTTTCATTGGTGGCGAGATGGATTCCGCGCGAGAAATCGAAAAAATTCGGCTGGATGTACTATTATCTGGCGATGAACTATTCGCAACACCAAATTCCAAGTGACTATACGCATCCTTCGTATGAACGTGCAGTTACGCGAGCATTTATGATATATCGCAAACTCATCTCCGAAATTAACAGACGTCTTGATACCACACAAATCAAACAATGTGACCATAGATGGGCAGAAATCGATTTCAATAATGTTACTAGTATTACGATGAACAAACAATCGAAGTCTTTTCTTAATGTAAAACAAGATGGCAAGACGTCGCGTTATGAAGAAGACGGCGACCGCAATGAATGTAGTATAAACTATGACCAATATATGAGAGATGTGGCAGCGGGCGATAAGAAAATTAAGGGCGCACGTGTTTCTATAATTGATTTTGTAAAAAGCGCGATTGATGTTACCGAGAAGGTTGTGGCTGTCGATTCGACATTGGTTGCTACGATTAACGAACAATGGAAGGATAATGCGAGACATACAGGCAATCTTACAAAATTTATTGCAATGTGTGATGTGTCAGGGTCGATGACCGAGGATAATTGTAATCCACTTTATTCGGCGATTGGGTTGAGTATTCGCGTGGCGGAAAAATCGGCTCTTGGGCCTCGTGTTATGACTTTTTCAGAGGTGCCGTCGTGGATCCAGCTTGGGACGGAGGATTCGGATACATTTGTAAAACAGGTGGCGAAAGTAAGGCGCGCACATTGGGGGATGACGACGAATTTTTATGCTGCGATTGACTTGATACGCCAGGGAATCGAGGAAAATAAATTGCCGCGTGAAGTTGCTGAGGATTTAGCGATTGTTATTTTTTCGGATATGCAAGTAAACAATTCGTCTTCCGAGATGAGCGGAACATATAAGAGAAATGCTATGTTTCAGAATATTAAACTGATGTTTTCAAAAATGGGGGAACGACTATATGGAGAACCGATTCATCCGCCTCATATTATATTCTGGAGTTTGCGTAAAACGACCGGATTTCCGGCTATTTCGACCGATGCAAATGTATCTATGATGTCTGGATTTAGCCCTGCGCTATTAAATGTCTTTTGTGATAAAGGTATTGACGGTCTTCAACAATATACGCCGTGGAAGTCCTTTATAGAAACATTGAGCAATAGTAGATATACTGCATTTGAGGCAGCTTTTAATAGTGTTGTATTATGAATATGAATATGAATATGAGTATGAATACTATTTTTGCGATTTTATAACAAGGCTTTATAATAACAAATTAAAATATTTCGTTATTATATAAATAAATCGCGTAAAATGATAGCACATCCGGTTACGACTGTTGTTAATGTTTCTATTTTAGCAATTATTTTGACATATATTTCTGCTATGAAAGTCAAGTGTGGATATTGTACCAATATTAATGAAACCAAATATGTTACAATATTGACAACCATTATTATGGTGGAAGTTTTATTTGTAGCATTATTTCCAAATCAAGCAAGAGAATTCTTTATGTCAAATCACTGGGCTATATTTATTTTAGTTGTCATAAATGTTGCAAATATTATATTTCTTTACCGCTTTATCGGTAAGATGAATATATCTCAGTGCCGACAATGTACTAGCGAATGGAGACGCACATTCCTGTATTATTATTCTTCCTTTATTCTTATTCTGTATGCCATTAATATCGTGTTAATGATTATTACAGTCGTTGTATTAAGTGGAATGAGTAGGGGTGAATTATCAAAGGTTATGAAATCGAGAATAAAGAATCGTAAGTAATGACTTTTATTGATTTGATTTAAATTTAGAATTATATTTCTACTTCAGAAAATTGAAGTAGAAATATGTGTACAATGAATAGTAGACTGAAAAGAAATCTTATCAACAAAATATACATACAGAACTCTAACAATGAATCAAGAAGATAACCACGACCAGGACAATCACGATCGCGATGATTATCCACGCCCCAGTCTCGAAGATATCGCAATGGCTTCTGTGTACCTTCCGCTCGCGCGCGCCAACATATTGGATTACTTGTATGCTTCTGGAATCCCTTTAAGACCCATCCAGCTTGGTGGTGCAGATATTGACATAGATGGAATCGCGTCAATTCTGGCGAATTCTCTTTATGATAGTCTCCCTGTCAAAAATGTCGTTGATGAAAAAGGAATGGCCGAAATCTCTGAAAAAATATTTACTGCTCAAATGGCCGAAAAGTGGAAAATCAACACCGTCTGTGGAATATGGCAGGAAGATTTCGAAGAAGGTGAACCTATCAAAATACTGCCCTGTAACCACGCATTCAAAGCCGGTGCAATTGAAAAATGGCTTACTAACGAAAAGGCCGAGTGTCCTATGTGTCGGTTTTCGCTTTCATCAAAGGAGGTTGTTTGTCGCCCGCTTTATTCAAATGATGCAGATGATGATGATGATGCAGTAAGTGGAGGAGGAGGTGAAGCTGCTGTCGCACTCGCGGAGGATGAACGCATCGAACCAGAAGACGTGTCTCGAATCAATGAAAACAATATCGCCGCACGTCTAGTAGATAGTATTCAAAACCGTTCACATCGCGAGGATCCTATTCGCGCCGTATATGCCAATGCTTACGCTTCACGTCAGTCTATTTCCGTTCCTATCAACCAACTTATTCAGAGTCGCAGAAATATGATTGACAATATTGCACGTGCATCAGGAGGTGCACGTGTAGCTTCGCGATGGCCGGTTGCTCGCAACGCTCCTCCGGCTGCCGCTGCAGCTGCCGCTGCTGAACCGGTCGCCCACCTCGATGATGAGCGCCCTCAATATATTAATAATAATTACTACTTCGGTAATGTTATTAACCAACCAATTATTAATAACAATGAATATGATGAAGCTGAACGTGCCAACCAAGCCGAAGACTACGAAGTTGTCAACAATCGTTACTACAACCATAACTATAACAACTACAACAACATCAACAACAACTACAATAACCACGATTATATTTCAAACCACGAACAAGAAGAAATCGACGAAGCAATCCGTCGCAGCTTAGAGGAACAGTAACGTGTGTAATGAAGAAGATGCAGCAACACCCTACTACATATATTAAATATCATTTACATTAATCTCGGACTCTTGATGATATGCTATTTTTTTCTTATGATATGATGCCGATGTCTCGAGTTGAACTTTATATTTAATATCCGCTACTTGATTGTTTGTGGCTTTAGCATCACTACCCTCACCGTAATCTTCATCTGCAGCATCATCATCATCATTATCGTCATAATCGTCATCGCTTATGTCGAAAGATTGCTCAATAACGCCTTTACCAACGTGTTTTACACTTGTAGTAATAACTATGGTTTGTTCTTTACAGTCATCGCTTTCATCACTATCACCGCTTTCACCACTCCCTGCACTACCATCACCACCACCACCACCACCACTTTTTTTCTCCATTTGTTTAATCATATTTTGATACTTTAGTGTATTATCGTCTACAAACATTATTGAACTATCGGCTTCATCATACTTATTTCCACTCTCATCCTTTAGTGTACTAAACACATTATGCGTCCTACGTAAT